GTTCGTGTTGCAAATACAACAACTGATACAGTAAACGTTGGAACACTTTCAGCATTTGCTAACGTTGGAGCTGTTTCCAATCTTGTAGCTCAAATCGTTAAGAACGAAGAACACTACGAAGACATGGATGGCAACTTTGATGCAGATGTTCTATATGTAGCAAGATATCCAGGCACAATTGGTAACTCACTAAGAATTTCTGTTTGTGACTCAGCCAATGCTTATCAGTCAAATCTTCTATTAGCTAATGCTACTAATGATCATACTGGCGAATTTGTAGCAAACTCTACTGCTTTAACAGTAACAGTAACAGGTAACTCTGCTACATTCAATACTAATACAGGCATTGATGCTAACGGTTTTATCTCTATTGCAAGTAACTTTATTGCTAACGGCACTACAGTTAAGTATCTAACTGCTGCTGGTAACACTGCTCCTACTGGTTTAACAAATAACACAATTTACACTGTTATTTTCTCAAACTCAACTGGTATTCAAGTTTCTTCAAACAGCTCTGTTGCTGGTCTAATTACTCCAACACCAAAGTCTGTTTCAGAATCTCATACACTTGTTGCATGGAGTTTAGCTCAGACTGCAGTAATTGCAGCTCAAACTTCAATTAGTACTGGTGATCTTGTTAAGGTTGGCAACGGTTCTATTGGTGAACAGTATCTTAAGATCACCAACGTAAGTTCAATATCAACTACAAATACAACTCTTTCATTCACACTAACTTCATCTGATAGATATAGACTGCGTGAAGCTTATACAACAAATACTATCAATCGTTATTGGGAGTTTTACAATACAGTTGATTCTGCTCCAGGACAATCAGAATATGTTGCTGAATTCGGTAACACATCTGCAAATGACCTTATGCACGTAATAGTTGTTGATGAAAACGGAAGATTTACAGGTGTTGGTGGAACAATTCTAGAAGCATATAGAAATCTTTCAAGAGCAGATGATGCTAAAACTGCCGATGGTGGAGCTCTCTATTACAAAACAGTAATTAATGAACAATCAAAGTATATTTGGTTTGCAAACGATAGAGCTGGTGCAGTTCATAACAACGCAGTGAATATTGTTAGCTCAACAAATCAAGCACCATTAAACATTCAATTTAATTCTGGACAGGATGGTTATGGTGAGCTAAATGCACCTCTCTCTGTTATAGCCGCGGGTTATGATAAGTTTGTTTCAGCAGAAGATGTTGATGTTTCTCTTATCCTTCAGGGTAAAGGAAAGTCAAATGCTGATTTAGCAAATTACATCATTGATAACGTTTGCGAAGTAAGAAAAGATTGCGTAGCATTTATTTCACCTTTAAAGAACGACGTTGTCAATAATTCTGGCGATGAAATGAATGCAATCTTAGATTTCAAGAACAGTGTAAGAAGTTCATCTTATGCAGTTGTTGACTCTGGATATAAGTACATGTACGACAAGTACAATGACGTATATCGCTGGGTTCCATTGAATGGTGACATTGCGGGTCTCTGTGTACGCACAGATAGTACAAATGATCCTTGGTGGTCACCTGCAGGCTTCAATCGTGGTAATATTAAGAATATTATTAAGCTTGCTTATAACCCTAAGAAAGCAGAAAGAGATCAGCTATATAAAGCAGGTGTAAACCCTGTAGTTGCTTTCCCTGGTCAAGGAATTGTACTATTTGGTGATAAGACTGCTCTCAATAAGCCATCTGCATTCGATCGAATTAACGTTCGTAGATTGTTTATCGTTCTTGAGAAAGCTATTGCTACTGCTGCTAAGTTTACACTCTTCGAATTCAACGATGAATTTACAAGAGCTCAGTTTAGAAACTTAGTAATACCTTATCTTAGAGATATTAAGGGTCGTAGAGGTATCACAGACTTCTTAGTTGTTTGTGACGGAACAAATAACACACCTGAAGTAATTGATCGTAACGAGTTTATTGGTGACATCTATATTAAACCAGCACGTTCAATTAACTACATCCAACTGAACTTTGTTGCGGTTCGTACAGGCGTAAGCTTTGAAGAAATCGTTGGACGCTTCTAATAAATAAAGAGAAACAGGAGAAAATAAATGGCATTTTCAGTAAATGAATTCCGCTCTCAAATGACAGGTGACGGCGCTCGCCCGAACCTATTTGAAGTTACTATGCCTTTCCCAACTTTTTCACAACCAGCGAACGCACAGACAAAGTTAACCTTTATGTGTAAGACTGCACAATTACCAGGAAGTACAATTGGTGTTGTGCCAGTTCAATATTTTGGACGTGAATTAAAGTTTGCGGGCAATAGAACTTTCACAGATTGGACAATCTCTATCATCAATGATGAAGATTTTGTTGTACGTAATGCATTTGAAAGATGGATGAACGCACTTAATAGTCACAATTTGAACGTTAGAAATCCAGCAGCATTACTTCTAAGTTCATATACATCTGACGCAGAAGTTAAGCAGTTTGGTAAGCGTGGTAATGAGTTAAAGAAATATAAATTTATCGGTTGTTTCCCAACTGATGTATCGCCAATTGATGTTGATTGGGGATCAAATGATGCGATAGAAGAATTTACAGTTACTCTATCATATCAGTGGTGGGAATCAATTGAGGATGG